TTTTCCCAGTCGCCTTTTGCGTCATTAGGTGGAACCCCCGTACAAGTAGACATATCAGGTGTAGCTGCAACCGCTTTGTTACCTGATCCAACACAAGTAAATGCAGTAACAATAAATGCCGAAGCAAACGTAACGCCAAACGGTCAAGCGAGTACGTCAGCGGTATCGGGTGTTGGTGTTAACGCACAGGCTGTAGCGACTCTACCAAGTCTTGCGGGTTCAGTAGGTTCGGTAAGCGTAACCACTGACGCTGAAGCTAACGTAACACCTACTGGTCAGTCAGCAACTTCTGCGTTAGGCGGAGTAGGTATTGTAGCCGGTGGAGATATCGGGGTTGCAGGACTCGCAGCCACAGGATCTGTTGGCACGCCTACGTTTGACGCTGAAGCTAACGTAACGGTTACAGGGCAAGCGGGTACTTCTGCTTTAGGCACGGTAGCTACCGATGCAGAGGCAAACGTTACACCAACAGGTCAAAGCGCTACAGCAGGTTTCTCTGCTCCGGGCGTAAACGCACAAGCCGTGGTCGCTCTGCCTACGGTAACTGCTTCACTTGGTTCAGTCACACTTGTTGGAGTAGACGCAGAAGCCAACGTAAACGTAACAGGTCAAGCTGGAACTAGCGCACTCGGCACACCTACAGTAACGGGTAAAGCTAATTTAACTCTAACCGGGCAAGCAGGAACCAGCGCTCTTGGCACAGTCACACCTAACGCCGATGCAAACGTTTCGTTAGCCGGGGTATCCGCTACAGGGGAAGTAGGCGAGAATCTTATAGTCTGGTTTGAATTTGATACCACACAAACTCCTAATTATAGTAATATTACAGACACACAAAGTCCGAGCTGGTCAGAGATTAGTGAGAATCAAACGCCATCTTGGGAAGAGGTAGCATAATGGCAACGTACGTAAACGATTTAAGACTAAAAGAAATAGCCACAGGAGACGAGTCAGGTACTTGGGGTACGTCTACCAACACTAATTTAGAACTCATAGCAGAGGCGTTTAGCTTTGGCACAGAAGCCATAACAACAAACGCTGACACGCACACAACAACTATAGCTGATGGTGCTACTGACCCCGGCAGATCCTTATATTTAAAATATACAGGCACACTAGATTCTGCCTGCACCATCACTCTTGGGCCCAACACCGTATCTAAAGTTTGGATTATTGAAAACGCAACTAGCGGATCGCAAAACATAATTATTAAACAAGGGTCAGGAACAACAGTTACCATACCTAACGGTAATGTAAAAGTCGTGTATTCAGACGGAGCAGGATCGGGGGGTTCTGTAGTGGATGCTTTTACAGATGTAGATTTAGCTGGGACTACACAAACAGTAAACCTTGCAGCCTCTACATCGGTAAAAACGCCTTTAATAGAATTTACGGATGGCGATGACGCCATGACTATAGCAGACGGTGGAGGAGTAACTTTTCCTCAAGCTGCTACTTTTACTTCGGGGCTAGATTGCAATGATGCAAATATAACAAGTGTCGGCGATATAAAAGTAGACACTATTACCGCAGAATCGGATTCGACATCTCGAGTTGTACTTGGAGGCAGTAACATAATGTCTTTCGCAGTACAACCAAGCGGAGGATCTTTAACTAATCAAATTAGTATTATCAGTGGTTTAATGTACCCACCTACAAGTAATTTTGTTAGTTTAGGTAATGCCACTTATCAATTTAAAGATGGTTATTTTGATGGCACTTTATACACAGATGACATAACCAATTCTGGCACAGTAACCTCTGCTACTTTCCTTTATTCATCAGACGCAGCACTTAAAGAAGACATACAAACGATAGAGAATCCGTTAGAAAAAGTACAAGCACTTAGGGGTGTAAGTTATAAATGGAAAGATACAGGTAAAAAAGATATTGGTTTGGTCGCTGACGAAGTAGAAGAAGTTTTACCTGAGTTGGTGGTTGAAAACGAACACAAACAAATGGACTACGGTCACATGATAGGACTTTTAGTTGAAGCTATTAAAGAACAACAAAAAGAAATAGAAGCCCTTAAAAAATGAGTGATATAAAAAGATTAGGCAATAGCGGTAGTGCGGACTATGCACAGGCCATAAAAAGATATGGCGGCGGCGGAGACAACAATAGACCAGAACTAAGTAGATGGTGTCATATACAAGTAACAAGTGGAGGTGACATACCGCTTTTTGAAAAAACAACCGCGGAAATGCAAGCTATGTATAGCAATCTTAATAGCATTAGTGGGGTCACTTTAACAACGGGTCAATACGCACAGTATAGAGAAAATTTTAGCAATACTTATTTGTATAACAATACATCCACTATGGAAACAGTAAGCGGAGCACCGTGTTGGTCTCCTGCTACACCATCACAACTGTTTACAGCTCCGCCTGCTTGTCCTAGCGGGTTTTCGGATAGCGGAGTTTTGTATGACAAAGACTCTGCCACAAACGATGAACCGGGAAAAACAGGTATACATCACAGCACAAGCGATTTAGGCTGGATGTTTTATCAATACGCTGGTTATATTTGCAATTCTCCTTTTGTATCAAATGTAAACGTAAGAATTTGTTATAAAGCAGGGACTAATAATGCAATAACAGATGGTGGCACAACGACATCAGGGGTTTAAATGTATACAGAAATAGCACTTAATGACTTAGAGACGACACTAGCTGCCAGTCCAAAACAAAAACATGCAGTTCTTTTGACCATGAAAGATTGCGAAGATTGCACGGCAAATGAAGAAAGATTAAAAACAACCTTCGAAAGCGTGCCTGAAATTAAGTGGTACAAAGTTTATTTAACAGATACCACACCGTTTTTTGCACCTTCTGTTGTCCCTTCCGTGGTATTTTTTGAAGGCAGAAACAGATTGATAGAAGGTTTTGGTTTAATAGAAGTAAAACACATGGAAGCCTTTACTCAATATGTAAGAAGCAGTTTAGGTCTATTAGACGATGTTAAATACATTTCGTCTTTCGTTGAGTAGTGGAACTCAAAGCAGCCAGAGATAAAAAACTAGCCATCTGTAGTTCTTGCGAAAACTACAAAAAATCCATAAAACAATGTAGTATTTGTAAATGTATTATGCCTTTAAAAGTTTTTATACAAGGCAACACATGTCCGATAGGAAGACACGAGGTACAAGATGGCTAAAACAAAACCTTTTACATACGCGAAACGCGGCAGGCCGAGCAAAGCTGATATAGCAGCTAGAAAAAAAGCAGAGCGACAAGAGTTCTATAAAATGGCTTTTTCCATTCTTGGTATCGTAGTTATTCTAGGAATTATAATTTTTTCAGCAGCTTCTTCAAAATTAAGTGCTGAGAGTGCATCTTTTACTAATCAATCTTATGAGCAGATCAGGTAAAAATACGGTGTCTAATAAAAACGCATTGGCTCAAATACAAGCGCATGAAAAAGAGTGTGCGATTCGCTATCAAAACATAGAAAAAAGGCTAGAAGAGGGATCAAAAAGGTTTGATCGTTTAGAGACAATGCTTTGGGCAGTGTATCCGTTTATCGTGGGCACCGTAATACTATCGAGGTTTATATGAACCAAGAGCCGATAAAGAAAAAATTAGAATTAGATATTGATGTAACACCACACAATCAGAGCGCTAACCCGTATCAAAAGTGGATACATCTAGCTAAAGCAATAGATTCTTGGCGGATCTTTCCTAGGTTATTTTTGAGCGTCTACATATTTCTCCTATATTATTCAACTATGTGGTTCATGGGCTTAGAAGATCCGTCTCTAGAACAGAGCGGACTTATATCTATCATTGTGGGGGCAGGGGCAGCTTGGTTTGGTTTGTACGCAGGTACGTCAAACTCAAGTAAAAACTTCAAAGGCGAAGACTAAATGGAGTGGTTCGACCTAATTGCAGAATTAGGTGTGCCTATCGCCGGAGCCCTAGTCATGGCTTACTTTATCTTTCTTGTTATGAAACAGCTCATGGACGGGCTGGTGGCTGAAATAAAAACCATACAAGGCATAACACAAATGTTAATTACCAGAGCTTCTATTATGAACAACGATATGATTCGTATAGACACCAGTGTATCTAGCGCTCTTGATCTTAGCCCGGACTTAAACCGCATAGCTAGGGCAGAGAACTTTGTTGAAGACGGTAAGATAGACGCAAGGAGGGACTAATGGATATAGTCCAAATAGTTGCAGACTTTGGGTTCCCTGTGGTTATGGTGGTTGGTTTAGGCTACTTTGTGTATTTTGTCTGGCAGACCATAACCAACGTTATTGACCCAGCAGTGCAAGAAATGAAGGCCACAATCATACGACTCACCGATCAGCTACGTCTTCTAGATCAAGATATGATACGATTACAGCAGAAAGTTAATACTGTTTTAGAACTTAAAGAGGAGCATAAACTAAAGGATCCTAATGATGAAAACTTGGAAAGAGTACAAAAGAAGACAGATTAAAACAATTTTAATTTTTATTATTGTTGTCAGCATTTTATTTTTCTTCCCAGCTTTCTTGTTAGGGGCATAAGTTGAGTAAGCGCAAAGAAAGGCGGATACGAAACATAGTCTTTTTTGTACTTTTTATTTATGTTCTTGTTACAAACAAAAAACTACGAGTTATTATGTTTCTTGTTTTGTTAATGACGATTTTATCGGTATTATTTTTGCTTAGTTGAGAGGAACGTTTTATGCCTTTACAAAAGACTACATTCAACCCCGGAATCAATAGAGAAGGGACAGCTTATGATAACGAAGGCGGGTGGTTTGATTGTAATTTAGTTAGGTTCCGTGCAGGTAGACCAGAGAAGTTTGGCGGTTGGTCCAAGCTGCTCTCTGCTACTTATCAAGGCACAGCTAGAGCACTACACAATTTTATATCTTTAGCGGGTACTAAATACTTAGGTATGGGCACGCATTTAAAGTATTACATAGTAGAGAACAACGATGCTTTTAATGACGTAACGCCTATAAGAAATACTACAGGCAACAATGAAATAGCTTTTTCTGCATCAAACGGTTCGTCCACTCTTACGATTACCGATACCAGTCACGGAGCAGTACAAAATGATTTTGTTACTTTCTCTGGCGCAGTTTCGTTAGGCGGCAACATTACCGCTGCTGTTCTCAATCAAGAATATCAAATAGCTTCTGTAACAGACGGTAACACATACACAGTGACCGCTAAAGACACTAGCGGCAGTACGGTAACTGCAAACGGCAGTGACACAGGTAATGGACAAGGCACTGTTGTGGGAGCATATCAAATTAACACAGGACTAGATGCCTACGTATCATCAACAGGTTGGGGAGCAAACAGTTGGGGGTCTAGCGGTTGGGGCTCGACTACGCCTTTGTCTGCTGCAAATCAATTAAGAATTTACACTCACGATAACTACGGAGAAGATTTAATCTTTAACGTTAGAGCGGGCGGTATTTATCGTTGGATAGAGAACAACGGCACAGGGACAAGAGCGACAGCTCTATCTGACGCTACCGGAGCTAATCAAGTGCCCACAGCCGCATTACAAGTTTTGACATCTGAAACAGACCGACACCTAATAGTCTTAGGAGCGGATCCACTTAACACTAGTAACGTTAGAACAGGATCGGTTGATCCTATGTTGATAGCGTTTAGCGATCAAGAGAATCCGTTGGACTTTGAAACAAGGACCACGAACTCTGCTGGGGAGCTAAGATTGTCTTCGGGATCTTTAATTATAGGCGCAGTAAAATCAAGACAGGAGATAGTTATCTTTACCGATACGTCTGTCTACAGTATGCAGTTTATAGGACCGCCGTTTACTTTTGGTCTTAACTTAATAAACGAATCAACAGGACTGATAGGTCCGAAAGCAGCTGTGACTGGACCTAACGGTGTGTATTACATGAGTTACGATGCTTTCTATTTATACAATGGTAGTGTTCAACAGTTACCGTGCAGCGTAAGAAACTATGTGTTTAGCGATATAAACCAAGGACAAGCATATAAAATAAACGCGTTCACTAACAACAAACACTCTGAAGTGGGTTGGTTCTATCCGTCGGCTAGTTCTAATGAAGTCGACAGATACGTTATCTACAACTATCTAGAAAAAGTTTGGTACTACGGTCAACTGTCCAGAACTGCTTGGCTAGACTCAAATATAGAAAGTTATCCGCAAGCTGTCTCTGGAGGATACTTATACGAACAAGAAAAAGGTTTTGATAACGACGGCGCAGAGATGACGGGTGTGTTTATAGAGTCTTCTGATTTTGATTTAGGCGATGGCGACAGCTTTGCCTTCTTACGTAGACTAATACCCGATATAAAATTTTTAGACGATGATGCTAGTTCTAATGTAAACATAGTCACCAAAACAAGAAACTTCCCCGGTGATTCACTGACCACGGACAATACCGCAACGGTTACTCCGTCAACGCAACAAGAACACATGCGAGCAAGAGGCAGACAAGCTGCTGTGCGTATAGCATCTAACGACGGCGATAGCGGTAATGTAGGAGTGGGTTGGCGTTTGGGTGCATTGCGATACGACATACGACCTGACGGCAAGAAGTAATGGCCAAGCTTTTACCAACCAGACTACCGGTTGCAACCACAGAGATAAGCGTAGATTTATACAATCGTCTGATAAGAATATTAGAAATTAACTTAGGTGAGTTTGATCCAAGCAACACCGATCAGTTTACAACAACGGAAAGAAACAACGCCATTTTTAATCCCGGAAGTATTATATGGAATACTACTGTAAACTCTTTACAGGTTTGGACAGGATTTGGCTGGTACAATATAGATGCAGCCCCAGAAGAAGAACGAGGCTTGAAAGGAACTGCATCAGTTGGTACAGTTTTTGTACAGACTAAAAAAGGTTCGCAGGTATATTTATAAAATGGCAATTACGAGAGCACAGTTAGCTAAAACGACCAAGAAACGCAACCACCGAGGGTGTGGTAAGGTTATGAAAGGTCGTAGGAAGAAGACTATTTATGCCTAGAAAAAAGGCAAAGATGCCTGCTAGGAACAAAAAGAACTTCCGTCCTACGAAGTCAGGGGCAGGCATGACAAAGGCTGGCGTCAAAGCCTACCGCAAACTAAACCCGGGGAGTAAATTAAAAACAGCTGTAACAGGTAAAGTAAAGAAAGGCAGTAAAGCGGCAAAAAGACGTAAGTCGTATTGTGCTAGATCCGCTGGACAAATGAAGAAGTTTCCTAAAGCAGCAAAGAATCCAAACTCAAGATTGAGACAAGCTAGACGAAGATGGAGGTGCTAGATGGCAGTTAGAATAGGTAATAAAGGTAGAAAGAAAGTAGTCGACAAAGTAATTAAAGGTTTGAAAAAAGCCAGTAAGTTACATGCAGGTCAAGCTAAATCTTTAGACCCTAAAAAAATACAAAGCAAAGACAGGAAAAAGACTGTTAAAAAAGTAATTAAAGGTTTGAAAAAAGCCAGTAAATTACATGCAGGTCAGGCTAAATCTTTAAGTGCTTTAAAATTAAAAAAAGGCGGCAAGGTAAAAAAGAAAAAATCTAAAAAGAAAAGTGGCCCTACGCCAACTAACCCAGCTTTGTACTCTAGAGTAAAAGCAGAGGCTAAAAAGAAGTTTGACGTGTACCCTAGTGCATACGCAAACGCTTGGTTAGTTAGAACATATAAAAAACGTGGTGGCGGATATAGATAATGGCCACCGGTTTAAAAAAGTGGTTCCAAGAAGACTGGGTCGATATTGGAAGAAAGAACAAGAAAGGTGGCTTTGCTAAGTGTGGACGTAAGAAAGCGTCTACTAAAAAGAAAGGCTACCCGAAATGTGTGCCGCGTTCAAAAGCTATGTCTATGACAAAAGCGCAACGGGCAAGCGCTGTAAAGCGTAAACGAGCGAAAGCTCAAGGGGTTGGTGGTAAACCAACAAATGTTAAAACTTTTGCAACGAAGAAAAAACGTAAAACTTCTGCAAAGAAAAAAAGGAGATAGATATGCCGGGAATGATGAAAAAAGCCAAAGGTATGAGAAAAGGCGGAA